GCACGTTTTAGTGTGCCAGCAGGTTCAGATACCGCGGATTTACCCAACTTAGAGGCTGCATTGTCATGTATGATCGGTGCTTTAACCGACATATCGACAGACCTAGGTGGAACCGTTGAAAACGGGTCCATCTAATCCAAATCCTTGGATATTAGGTACGATTATAGTTGTTTACATAATCGCTGCAGTATATGCTGACGGACTTTCGCCCGGAAGCTTAACAACAATTGTGGATGTATTTATGTCCACCCTTTGATATTTGGAGGTAGTGTTATATGGCTATTACGCCCTACGCTCTTTACGAGAACTTAGTTACAGACCTGAGCAATAGATTCGACAGTAGCATCGTGGAACCTATAGCACCCGAAGATAAGGGTGTTCGATACGCAGCTAAAACCTTACTTTCCACACTTCTTAAGAAGTGTATTACGGAAACTGAGGCAGAAGCTAATGATCGAGCTCTAGCTCTCTTTAAACAGGCTAACCATGCCTGTGGAGAGTGGTCTTTACAGATCGAGAATATGCATGATGAGTATCTAGTTGGAGAATTTCGCAATGAAATTGACCAACTCTTATCATGCCACTACTTCGATGACCTAACTTGCCTATTTTCTTTAGGCAGATGTGGTCCTGGTGCAAGTATCGGTGCTAAAGGAACAGACTTTTATACAAAGCTGTTCTCTTCGCCTTTAACTGCAACATCTGAAGCTATTCAGTTAGCTTACACTTCAACTATAGCACGTTCACCCACATGGAGATCTGCCGAATCAAATCGGCATTCTCACTACGGGCTCGGCGACGTTGTTGAAGGTTCTCGCTTGTCTTATGTTCCGAAAAGGAACGACATTTCTCGTATCATTTGTGTAGAACCTACATTGAATATGTTTCTTCAATTAGGCTACGGTAAAACCATAGAGGATTTAATCCTCAAGAATTATGGAATTAACCTATCTACACAACCTGAAATAAATCGAGAGCTGGCTCAGATCCACTCAACCGACGGTAAGCTATCAACGATAGACTTACGCTCGGCGAGTGATTCTATCAGTCTGAAAATGCTGAAAGAGTTCCTACCATCCCACATTTATGGGACACTGGCAGGGCTCCGTAGCAAATCGACTGAGCTCCCTAATAAGGAGCAGCTTGAGCTAAATATGGTGTCTACAATGGGAAATGGATTTACATTCCCACTACAAACGCTAATATTTAGTGCCGTCGTATCTTCTGTTTACCGTTTGAACTCACGTCGTCTACGTAAAACTAGACGGGGTAAGTACGGTAGAATATACGGGAACTTCGGGGTATTCGGAGACGACATAATTTGTTGCACAGATTTAAGTGCACAAGTTATTAGACTTTTGAATATCCTTGGTTTTCGTATCAACGAAGATAAAACCTTCACTGAAGGTTTATTCCGAGAGAGCTGTGGAGGAGACTTCTATGATGGATACCCCGTTCGCGGAGTATACATTAAGAGCCTTGCTTCAATGCAATCTAGGTACGTAGCTTTTAATCGATTAATGGATTGGTCAGCGAAACATTGCGTTCCGCTGCCTAATACACTCCACGCTCTGTACAGAACTGTACAGAAAACGAAAGTACCATTATTCGAAAATGATGATGCAGGCCTAAGGGTTCCCTTAAGCATGCACTTACGGC